CCACATGCAGGAGGCGCACGACGCTATCGCAGCGCACCGTGTGAATATGAGGGTCACCCGTCGTGAAGAGGACGAGCCCACACCGGCCCCCAAGGTTAGGCGTGGGTGGAACCCACACTCAAACCGCAAGAAGATCAAGTTGCCTGGAGGTGAGCCTGGGGAGCTCGAGAGCAACGTCACCACTACCGTGCACACGGTTGGCAATGACCAGTTCCTCGATGCTGACGCCCTGCAATACGCCAAGCACATTGACGAGTGTGAGACAATCCCTCCCGCCACCGCAGACGAGGTTCGGGCATTCGATGCCCTAGTCACGGAGGTGCTCGACAAGATCAACACCATGACGATGGACGAGTTCTATCAGAAGACGAGCGACCTCCAAATTAGCGGACACGTGCGAGACTCGCACTATTTCAAAGTCGCGCTGGACACGCACATCGTGCCAGCAGACAAGATTACGCGCGACTCGCCGCTGAAGTTCGCTCGTGCAATGGCACACGCACGGTCCAAGGGGAGTAACGGAGCACCCATGAAGGAACCTCTTAAGGAGGGCCTCATGGCCACCCACGCTGACATCTGCTGGGATTCCGTGAACGACGAGGCCCATGCGGTGATGCCGCCCACAACCGCGAAGGCGGTAATTGATTCTTTGAACGTGCAGTTCAAGGATCGTAGCAGGTGCAAGCCACTGCACCCTGCCACCATGCACATTTTGGCCTCCGGCTACCCTGCCGTGGAGTGGACTGGTGACATCACCGTCCAGGACGCGATCTCGGACGTGTTCCGATCGCTGATCCTCTGCAAGGGTGTCGGATGGCACTTGCGCCCAGGCATTACCAGCAAAGCCCAGTACGTGGCCGACGCGATGTCGCGCGTCGAGACGGTCACAAGACTGGCGATGCTGATGGTAACGCCGTACGACATTTTGTCGCACGCGAGCCCATGGGAGCTGTACCAATGCGGCTTTGTCTTGCCGGAAGTCCTCAAAGTGAAGAAAGAGGCCCACAAACGCTCCAAAGTCCGCGAGGGACGATGGCGCGTTATATGGCAGACTTGTATATCTGCCGAAATCCTGTGCAGGTTCGTACATGGGAAGCAGAACTCAGCCGAGGTCTGCGCGTACCAGAACGGCCTCACGCATTCTGCCGAATTCCCAACGTTCGGCAATGCCACAGGTATGGGGCATGACGACATCGGACTTGCGCGCACTGCCGCCGCCATACGGCGCTTGATCGAGCTGCTGACCGCTGCAGGTTTTGCGGCCGACCGCAAAGGTTGGGACCTCAGCATCACCCGCGCTTTGTGGGTGGCTGACGGGCTTTTGCGGGCGTACTTGGCGGAGGCTGGGGGTTGTCCCCCCAGTCTCATTGAGGCACAGCTCAAGATTGCCCTCATCTTGTCGGCGCACGTCGTGCACATCGGCTCGATGTTGTACGCTGTCGACATCCTGGGCATCATGGGCTCTGGCACGCTTTCAACAGCGGCCAGCAACGGCCACATGAACATGGGCGCTTCCATCGATTGCGCTGTCAACAAGTTGCTGCACGACCTCAAGTTCCAGGCACTTCTGGCCGACCAGAAGTGGGAGGAAATGGTGGTCTACGTGCGCGACTACCTCTCCCTCGTCATGGGGGACGACAGCGTGAACGCTGGCAACATCGACGCAGGGCAGTTTGTGGAGCACCACGCCAAGCTCGGGATCGAAGTCACAGGTGCAGAGAAGGGCACGTTGCCCTCGCTTGGTAAGGAGCGAGGTGCCGTGCCATTCACTTCTCACCTGTACGACCTAGATCACGCAGCGGACAAGCCTGCAGGTGTGTTTGACAACCACCTCAAGCTCGCGTGGCGGCTTGCCTTGCTCGACAGCGAGAAGGTCTCCCGGGATCAGGCGATGGGCATCCTCTTTGCCTGCCGCCACTCTCCCTTCCTTCCTCGCATCAAGACCATGCTCGGCGAGATCAATCCCGAGTATGGCGACCTCGACTACCTCGAGGGGTCCAATCTGGACCTCTCGGGCTTTCTCTAGTGTTGAGGTGCCACACACAACTAATTGGCGTATTTTCCATACACGCCGGGT